GTTTAACGCGACCGACGTGGTGCCTAGGAACAGACTGCTATTGCCCAGTACTGCGCTCGGAATGGTGCCGCTCAAGTTGCCAGCCGTCAGCGTCGAGCTGCCGGTCAACATGCCTAGGTTGGTTGCGGTGACATCACCGACCGTGATCCATGCGTTGTTGGAGCCGTTGCGCAGCTTCAGCAGCGCTGGACTGGCACTTGTGTCGATGTACCACTGATACGCATAGGTCGTGGCAGGGTCGCTCGAACCGCTGTTCTGACTGGCGATCGCTGCAAGGATCGTGTTCAGCTCAGATCTGAAGTTGGCTCCAGACTGGTTAGCCAGTGAATAATCAGTTGCCTGTGCCATTAGGTGATCTGCCTGCCGTGGCCAACGGCTTGGTAATCAAAGGTCCTGGTCACTATGCTACCGCCACTGTTGCGGAAGGTCACCGTAAAGCCAGTTCTGCTGACGCTGCTCACTGTGAAGTAATCACCCTGCTGCATGTCCTGCGCTGTGATACCCACGCTTGGCGTGCCATAGAACGCAGTCGGGAAGGTGACAGAGCCACTGGTCAGGTTGCGTTGAATCTCAGTTCTGCGCTGCAGTTTGGTCACGACGCCTAACTGCTGAATCAGGATGTTTTGCGATGCGTTGGTACTGCGTGCTTCAACCTTGAACTGGAAGCCTCTGCCGCGTGTCGTGTTGTTGACGAACGGCTGCCAACTGCCCCATGTCGGTGTGCCGCTTGGGTTGTCATTGGTGGTGCGCACATAGAGCTGTGCATTAACTGCACTCAGGTCATCACCATCAATGTCAGACCATGCGTCGATCAGGTCGGTGCGTTCATCCCATGCGTTACCAGGCTGAAATGCACGGGTCTTGAGCGTGGCCAGCAGATCAATGTCATACACCTGGCTCAGGTCCAGCGTGTTCAAAAATTGGTACGACCCGCTGCTGCTGATATCGCCGTAAAAGTCAATTGTTGTGATCGCGTCCCAACTGGGGATGCCGTCGATCAATCCTGTGGCAGTCAGCGCAAGGCCGCCCTCATCAGCGCTGTAGAACATGCTGCTCTTGCTGCCCTGGAACGGCGGGTTATCATCATCTTCCCGGTACTCCTGCACCAGGAACGTATCCTGTGGCGCTGGCAGGTCAACCACCACTGCAGCAACACCAGCCGACTCATTGCCAAGGCTGTCAACCGCACGGATCAGGTAGGTGCCTTCAAGCAGTGGCACGATCTTGCGGGTGCTGCTGCCATTCACCGCTGGCACAATGTCATTGGCCCGGCCCCAGGTCGCGTTGACGCCAATCTCAGGGGTATGCCGGATGCGTACCTCACCGCCAACGCGCACGTCAAGATCAACCGATTGCGGCCAGTACAGCTCGGCGTTTTTGTCGTCGATCGGCGCGATAAATAGATCCGGGATTGTAGACGGTGGAGCTGTCTTACCTAATGCGTCAAATGTGGCTGTTGCAATGCCTGAGCGCTTGAACCCTGCGTTCTCAGCCTGCAACTCAAACTCGTAGCGGCCGACGTCGCTGTTGTTGATCTCGTAGTCAGACGACCGCGTGAAGACCGTTGTCCAGTTGCCGTTGTTGAACCTATAGCGAAAGACGAACCGCGTTGCGGTTGGTTGTGGCCGCCAGCTCACCAGCAACTTGGACAGCACCTGCCCGTTCGATTCATACAGCACCTCGCTGGCCGTCAGCCCTGTTGGTGTCGGCGGTGGGACGTTCAAGTCGCTAATGTCAACAGGTGACAGCGGGATACCGCGTTCGATATAGTCGTACTTTTGGTAGTCATACTTCACGCCTGTGATCACATAGCTGTCACCCTGCTCCTCTTCTTGCACCGTAAGAACACGGAACGGTTGACCCGACAGCTCAGGAAGCGTGATCATCCACGGCGTTCCGGGCTCAGGCAGGCTGTACAGCGGGGTTGAGAAGGTGACCAGGTCGCCGCTAATGGTGGCGTTGTTGATCACCTGCACCTGTGGCGTGGCGTCGTTGTTTGGTAACACCACCTGAAAGATGAAGCTGCTGGGCACTCCGTCCGGGAACATTACGTCGGCGCCGCGGTCTAATCGCACCTGCATGGCGCTGATCGATGCTGCGATGCGACCAGCGCGGATACGACCAGCACGTACCGGGTCCATGACCTTGATGACGCTGCCGGGTCGCACGTACTGGCCAGCGGCGATGCCCGTTTTGAACGTGACTACCTCGCTGGTGTTGTGCTCCTCGTACAGGATCCACTCAGCCACACGCCGTGCCTGGCCGCGACTGGTGCAGGCGAACGCCTCGACTTCTTTCTTAAGGATTCCGTACCGCGCAATGGAATCAGCATCCTCAACCACTTCGTAGGCGTATTGCCTTGCGCTCATGTCGAAGTAACGCACCGCGACCACAGTGCTGCGTGTCTTCAGGCTGCTGCCGCTGTAACTAAATCCTTCTTCAGTGACGTTCGACTGGTTGAACAGGTAGATCGCATCAGCGGGGCTGTCCTGTGCGATCGTTAGCGAACCAGCCGACCAGAACGGCATCGCTCGGAACACCGAGCAGAGGTCGTTGATCAGCTTGTAGGCGTCCTCTTGGGTCTGGATGCTGACGTTGCAGGAAAACCGTGGTTCGGTGCCATTCAGCGTCAGGCCGTCAGGCACCAGTGCAGACGCGTACTGACTAGCGGCAAGGAATGCCCACTTGTCGAGCGAGCTGGCGCTGATGTAATCACCAAAGCCGTAGCGTTTGCTGGTGAGCAGATCCCACAGGATCCATACGGGGTCAGTGGTCCACTGTGCTGCTTGAAAGCTGCCATTCCAAATGCCCTGATAAGCAAGCCGGCCATTCACGCCATCGACGACGGCATTAGACGGGATGCGCACCTTGATGCCGCGGATGCGGTACATGCGCTCAGGGATACTGCTGAACTGCTCAGCGTTAATCTTGATGCCGACCAGTGCGCTGTTCGGATATGCCGTTTTGGCGTAAATCAGTTCGGTGTAACTGGCCCAGTAGATCTCATCAACAACCGTCTCATTGTTGGTGCCAGATGCGGGTGCATCATCGGTAACCCTGACGACACGAACATCAACCGGCGGCGGTGTGCTCAGGTTGATCCTGTAGGTGCGTTGGTACAGGTCAGCCGTGCGGCCGGTGATCGTATCCGTCAGAACCGTTGTAAACGGACCGCCTGCATACGAGAACTGAATCTGCAGTTCAACCGAAGCGCCATCAACGTTGCCGTTACTCCTGAAGATTTGCAGCGCTGGCGCCGAAATGGTGACCCTGATGGCATCTAGGTTGGTGTCAGAAATGTTGCGTGTGACCGGGACAGCCTTGGTGACTTTGGTGTTGACCGAAACTTCTTCTTGCGTTGATGTAAACGGCAGATAGGTCTGATCCTGTGTGCCGTATCTGGTGTAAACCTCAACATCACGAAAGTTGAAATCATTGGCGTCATATTCCTGAGTCGGGTTGGCATCTTCACGCACCAGCGGCGTGTTGTTGAAATAAATGTCTTTCAGCAGCGCTCTGTTGTATTCAGTCGTACCTCGGTTGTAGGTGCGGCCTGAGGGAAACCCCTCAATCTCGCCTTCACCGATCAGATCAATAATCCTGGCGATCTGTGTCGAGTCGAGATTATCAGCCGCAACATTGGCCGACCCAGCGCCGCCGCCGCCGCCTTTGCCACTACCACCACCACCACCACCGCCAGCAATTAGGTCAGTCATCAATCCACCGTTACAACTTCATTGCTGGTCAAGCCAGCCGAGATGACCACGCTGCCCACCAACACCTCGCCGTAGATGATCGGCACAGGCACACCCGAGCGCGATACGTTCTGAATGCCAGAGAAACTGTACGATTTCTTTGGATCTGCGTCTGTATCGTTGCCGGCGCCAAGCTGCGGCACGGGTGATAGCAACGACGCAACGCCGCTCAACGTAAGGCTCAAACCAATACCTACACCGATTGAAACCGCCTGCGATCCAAGCGTGAACGCCCCGGCCAGCGCAGCGCCAGGGGCGAACAGCAATGACAACGCCACAAGTGCAATGCCACCTAGGATCTTGCCGACATCACCAGCGCCGATCAGAACAGGCACAATGCGGATCACATCAGCAGAGCCGATAGGCATGTGCAACTGTTGCGGCTCATCACCGATCGAGAGTTGAATCTTGCCTGCGCTCACCTTGTATTCACGCTCAGCCATGTGCGCCTGCAGGCCAGGAAAATTAGCCACAAGGAACCGCACAGCCTCTGCCGGTGTGCTCACCGCTGCCCTGAAGCTGCGCTGCCCTAGGAACTTCGCCAGGCTGCCGTAGACCTTGATCAATCGCATCACGGGCACCTGCTTGAGTGCCGGAGCGCACGCCCGGTGTTCTTCAGATAATAGCTGCCGAGCAAGTCGCGTGAACTAAGCCGCCCGCGAATGTGGTGCAGGATCATCTGATCGCCAACGTAGACCGCAACGTGGTTCAGGCCCCTTGCGCCATCGAGTGACATCAGCAGCGCATCACCAACCTGCAACCGCTCAACATCCACCTCAACAAACCCAGCCTCGCCCCAGCAGCGATCGAACATGGGGTCTTCGTTGAACTGCTGCATCACCTCCGGCCGCTCCCAATCTGGGAGGTGCAATGCAAAATTCTCGGCGTACCAGTCACGCACCAGCGTCCAGCAATCGCTCACGCCCCACACCCACTGCCGCCCGATCAGCGGCGCCTTGAATCCACTCGGTTCGCAGGTCTCCCATTGCAGCGTGCCAGGGTTGACGATGTGCCACGGCAGACCGCTGCGCTCACAGGCCATCCTGTCGGCATCGCTTGGTGTTGCGGGTGTGCGCGGATGGCTATGCACCACACCAACCACCTCTCCTGCATCCTCAGCTTCGGCGTAATCTTCAGGGCTGAGCACAAAGAAGTCCTGTGGCGTCTGCGCCAGGTTGCGGCATGGCCAATACCGCTTACGGCCTTTGACCACCACCAGCAGGCCACACGCCTCTTTTGGTGCTTCCGCCAGCGCGTGCTCAACTGCAGCCTTCTGCCACTTCATCATCCGTAGAACCCTCCAACGCCAGGGAATCCCCCGAACGGTAGCTGTGCATTCTCGCCAAATCTTTTGCGGCAACTGCTGAGCCGCTTACCGCAGACATCATTCAATGCGTCAACAGTGCCGGTGATAATTCGTGGCTCGATGGCGGTGCTGTAACCAGAAGCCCATAACGGGGTTGTGGTGCCGCCGTGATACAGCACCAAGTTGGCGTCGTTCTGTTGCGTCAGGTAGTTAGTTGAATAGCCGCTGGCTGTCCGCAGGTAGTAGACCGCTGCCACGCTGGTGAAGGTGCCCAAGGTACCGGGGTTGACGACAGGGTCACCGTTGCGCCATGGGTTGTTGCTGCTGACGGTTACCTGCGCGTTGAAGTATTCGTTCACGCGCCACATGCCCGTCGATGAGCTGACGGTCGCCTTGGCCATTGGCTTCAGGTTCGGGTCGCCATAGTCATTGTTGATCGTTGGCGTGCCCTGCGTCCATGAATAGTTGACAGTCCGGCCAAGCGCCGTAAACGCATTCTTGTAGTTTTGCGGCAGCTCATAAGATGTGGCCGTGTAGCTCAACGTGATGGTCTTGGTGCCAACGGTGAACAGCTTTGTCGCCGTGCGTGTCTGCCCCGCGTAGGTGTCAGCATTGCCAAGCACCTCGTAGAAGAATGCCCCAGCGCGGCCGGTGTTAACCGTGCTCTCAAGTCGCCAGTCCATGTGCCTAACAGCCGTTGGCGTACCCAGCAGCGCCGTGTTTGTAGCCCAGATTGCCGTGCCATTGCTGCGATATATGACCAAATTGCCATCAGCTTGCATCACCAGCCGGTAAGCATCAGAACCGACCGTGTTCGAAGCCCATCGTGCGTTGCCGCTTGGGTTGTCCTTGGCGTAGGTGACCAGATTTCCGTCAGCCTGCAACGTGGTCCTGAACCAGCGGTTTGCTGATGTGAGCGATTGGCCAATGAACAAGCTGCTGCCAGCGCTCAAGGTTGCAGTGCCAGCCGCAAAATTGGTTGCAGGACTTGTCGCTAGCGCATTGTCGTTCTCATCAAAGTAGTTAGTCCCGGTGTAGCCACACTCAGAACCGCGATACTCCCACGGGCAGGCAGTGGCCAATGCAATGCGCTTGGGGGCACGCACACCAGCCAGATCAAACGCAGCCGTCAGCTCAAATTCAACGAAGTCACGTGTCTCAGAGACTTTACGGTCAACGTAATAAACCTCACGTGGCATCTCAGCGGTCGGGTCTGGCGTGCCGTATGGGTTGGCGCCACCCTCAAAGTTATTGGCATCAAGGAACCGGCTCAGCGTGCGGATCCGCGTAAACTTTGCACCGGTCAAATCGTTGCCCACTGTGTAGGCGTTGACGTCCAGCAAGATCAGTGAAATCGAGCCGAACAGATTTGACACCCTGACCTTCGGTCGTGGCAGTTGCCCGTTGCCGCTGTACTCAAACCCACCCACCTCGATCGGGAAGGCCATGTAATTGTTGCCGCCCCAATAGACATCGCCTTTTGTCAGCGTGCCATTGACGCCATTGTGGAACCGGTAAATCGTATTGCTGCCATGGATCTTTTGGATCAGCTCAAGTTCAAACAGCTCGATGATCGCCGCAGGGTTTGAACTGATTAACTCCCGGAATAGTTCGCCGCTCATGGTTCAAACACTTGTGTGAATGTTGCGGTGATCGTCGCCCGGTTCAGGTATGGAATCACTTTGGTCCACTGCTGGCAGATCCACTTACCGGTGCTGCCGTCTGGCGTGGTCCAATCAAACGACTCAGCGCCAGCGCGTGCCTCTAGGAATGTCTCGATCGTGTCTGCGTTGGTCTCGGTAATGTTCTGCCATGTCAGGTCCCACTGCTTTGGATCCTGGTTCAGGCCATACCGCAACCGTTGCGCGTAGCCATCACCAAACTGCACGTTACGAACCCGTGGCTGACTGGTCTTCTGTGCGCCATACGATGGCGTGATCGCTGGGAATGTAGCCATTAGGCGAGCAATCCTCCTGGTCGCTTCTGTTTGATCAATTCTGCTTGCACAGCATTTGCCACGACGCGGCCAAGCTGAGCACCTTGCCCTTGGTCGCCTTGCACTTTACTGCCAGTTGCGTCAACGTTGACTACCACGTTCACGCCACCGCCAAAACTGCCGGTCGGCGCAATCCCGCCGCTACGCCCTGGCATGAACAGCTCAGGGCCACGCTCGCCGACAAGATACGGCTGCCCAGCACGGACGCTGCCGCCGTTGGCGCGTTTAAATAAACCACCCAATAGGCCGCCTCCCGTGCCGGGGCCTGACATGGCGCCAAATAACGCAAAATTTACGGCAACATCTAATAATCGGTTGGATATGTTTTTAAGCACTTGTGATGCTGCCTCGCCAAGTGTTTTGGTGCCATCGACGGCGCCTTGAATTGCGTCAACTATGCCAGATTTGATTGACATGCCGATATCTTCATACAATCCTTTTATTTGCTCTTGTTCTGACAACTGTTTCTTTAGCGCATCAACTTTTTTGACCTGATCTTCTACGCTTTTTGCGTCAAGCCCCGCTGATTCTTTCATAATATCGCGAATCTGTTGCCGTAATATCACCTCCGCTTCATTGCCAATCAGTCTTGCTTGCAACAACTCAGCTTCATCTAACAACTGCTGCATTCTTTCTTGGCCAACTTTGATTTGTTGGTCCAGCCGCTTTTGATCCTCAGTCGATGCGGCAATTACTTGCTGTTGATGTTTGGCAAAGACTGTGTTTAGCTCCTGCTGGCGGACGGTAATTGCGCTTCGTATGTCGTTTTCTTTTTGCAGCAAGGCCAGCCTAGTGTCTTCTTTATCTTTTGATTTTGCAATTATTTGGTCTCTAAATTGTTCACGTTTTGAAAGTGTATCTTGAAGTGCTGCGATTTCTAGCTGGGTGCTTCGATATTGATATGCAAAATCAACCATTCGCTTAGCTTGCTCTGCATTTGCGGTCATGGATACCGCATTAAGAGCATTTATCTTTTGTGTCTCCA